TTTATCTCCACTAAAATCTAACACCACACATAATTTGTCTCCTTGATCGTCATTATAAATTGCTCCAAACGCTGCTGTAAAAGTAGCTGATGTCCATTCGGTATCAGTAAAATCACAAGACGCAACTGCCCCTGTAGAAACAACTGCATTACCTGTTAATGTATTTCCAGTAGTCGTATAATTACTTCCACCAGATGCACTCACTTCACTCGATGCACTATAAACAGTACTCGATGTAGTGTAAGGATTTGCAGTGTATAAAGCTAATTTAAAATCATCGCCTCCAGATGCAAAATTATGCGTTCCAGTAAATAACTCGCCACGGAATGCAAAAGGTATTATATTTGCCATATTTTTTTCTCCTTAATATTCTGATGGAAACGGTGATTTAAGAGGGGTACGAATAACTCCATCTTGATATTCATCCCTACGTCTACGACCCTGTTGTTCAATCGCATACGATTGTAAGCCAACTTGATACGCTTGCGTATAGTATTGTAGCATATCTGCTGGACCTTTCAAGTACCCATATGCATTTACCAAAGATCCATACAAAAGTAAATCTTGATATTTATTTGATAGATAGGTTCCTCCCGTATCAGTCGCTAAGCTCGTTGGCTGTTTTACAAATGCCATCGTAATTTCATATGCAGCATCTGGAGTAGGGGCTACCACCCAATATTGAGCGTCCCAATTAGCATAATATCTAGGAACTCCTGATGCTGTTGAAGGAGTATTGTAGAATTCTGCCATATAGGAAGGGTCTTTACTTTCTAAAAATATCTGAATACTAGGTGAAACATTAGTATCGGTCAATTGAATATATCTAATAATTCTAAGATTCGCAGGAATTGTTACATATCTATTTCCACTAGTTAAATTTGAAGTAGAATAAAATCTATTGTCATCATTATCTGCTTCCCGATAAATTTTATTTTCAGCATTTTTAATGAAGGTATCGAGGATAGAGTCCGTTAAGACCGTACTGTCGACTTCAGTGTAGTTTCTAATATCTGTTCGTAAATTTGCTAAAGTGTAAGCCATTATGGTCTATCGTTTACGGGACCACCGAAAACAAAATATCCTCCCCCTGTCTGAGTTGACGTTGCATTATTAACTAACGTAATTGTAAATTGATTACTAACCGTTTCTGTTGCGGGTTGTCCAGGATAATTAATAGTCGTATTGACTTTAGTAATGGAATAAGATCCATAGACCTTGGCACCACTTGTGTGAGCAACAGCAACTGTACTCGCTGGAGTTTCTCCATACGAAGGTGCTGCAGTTCCTCGAGTACATCCTGTTAAATCATTACTTGATTTTCCTGTGTATTTAATCGTTTCACTGTTATAAAGCCCTGTCGTTGCATTGGTTGAAATAATAACAATGTATCCTGAAGTAGGAAAAACAGATGCATCTGTTAATGTAATAGTGGTAGCAGAACTTGTAATAGTTCCATTCAATGTCGTATTTAATTCAAATGTAGAAATTCCCGCTCCGCCTACAGGTTCTTTAACTTGATAAAATCTTACTGCATCCCCGGTGGATCTTCCATGTCTATCTTCTGTAACAGTTACGGTGGGGCTACTTCCAGTTGCTATAAAAGGATTATCATTTAAAACACTAGGTGTAAAAAAAGCTACTCGTGAAGGTCTTGCTCGTTTCAAAGCTTGAGGATCAGCGCTCACGGGTTTAGGTTGAAGTTGTGGAGATTTTTTTTCATATTCTGAAAAATGAACCCAGGCTCCCGTCCACTCTTTTACCATTTCCAAATAAGGAAACGCTTGACCACTTCTATCTGAAATAGCTAAAGAATTTTTTCCTGTTGCAAATTTTGTCATAATTAACTCGCCGTTGGATAATAAGATGCTGGTGTAATATAAGTACTTGTTGGAGAACCATCTTCTTTTAACGCTCTCGCTAATTCATCTTCGTATAATAATTTTAAAGCTTGTGTTCTCTCAATGGCATATTTTTGTGCTAACATAAATGCTAACCCTGAGATCATAGCAGGAACAAATCTATAGGGAAGATCGGCAGCATTAGTATAGGCTCCCACATCTTGAATTCTTTTTACGTAATAATAATTTATTTTATTTCCATCTTCTGCTGAACCTGGGGTTAGGTATAAAGTCATAGTAACTTTATCAATAAATCTTTGAACCCAATACTGAGTAGGGGTACCTTTAGCAGTTTTATTTGAAAAAGCTTGATAGGTTGAACGATCAATTTTAGTTAAAGGTGCATCAATATTAGTAGAAGTAATTCTGTAAGAAGCTTCTAATATATCTGCGGCGCCATAAACTGCGGTAGCATCAGAGGTACCATCTCCTGTAGAACGATACATGGTGTAAGCTGTTTGACCATCAACTAAAGTAAAATTATTATTGGCAACTTCCCAATAATGAACCCCTCTATTTCCCCATTCCTGAAAAAGAATGTTTAATGATCTTCTTGCAGCTTTTAATTGGTATCCTGATACCGATTGTACTCCACATCTTTCGTAAGCTTCTTCAATGATTTCATCAGCCGAAAAAGTTTTACCGAAAGTATATGTGCCAGAAGTAGTATTGGCCATTTACCCTCCTAGGCTCCAGTAATCGTTAATGTAACACTTCCAGCTGTTCCAGCTAGATTGTAAACAATTCCGTTTTGAAAAAGTATACCTGAACCAGGAACATAAACTTCTAATCCTTCTGTTCCAAAGTTATAGGTCGCTTTTAAATTACCTGCTGCCGCATCCGATGCATCTGCTACATCATACAAAAGTAAAATTGAACTAGCTACTCCTTTTCCTTGAATAGAAGTAACTCTAGCTCTACCCGCTCTTGAAAGAGTATCAGAACCTATTGTGGCTAAGTTAAGGGTTGTTTGGTCACTTATAGTCATAATTTAATTCTCCTTGGTCGTGAGCTCCCGAAGGAGCTCACATTATTTTATTAAGTTAGGTTTCTATTTTGAAGGTATTGAACCGTCAAAACACCAGCACCGCTACCTGTTGCAACAGAATCAATATAAACAGTGACGTCGGATGTACCTACGTCTCTCCAATTTGCTTCTGTTCCAGAATACGCTGCAGTTGCTCTATGATTTCCCAAAACTGTAACTGGTAAACCATCAACATATAGATCAGGATTCCCTGAAATACCAACGTCAAGTGTATTAGTTCCACCATCCCAAGCAGTTTGTACCAAAACATACATATTAATGATTTGGCTGTTTGCTGGAATAATAATCCCAGTGTCTGCTTCAGTGCTGATTTCAAGAATCGCTGCTGACTGAGCGCATACTAATGTACCGACATTAGCTGATGCACCTTCTCTAATCGGTCCCGCTTTTACTGGTCCCGAAAATGTAGTTGTACCCATAATTATAATCCTCCTAGATTATGTGAATGCTGTCTCTAGGCCGTCGAGTATACTCGTCAGCACTCTTTTAATAATTGTATACTAAGGAATTTATAACGCAAAATTTAATTTAGCGCAAGGTATCCCTACGTGTTTGTGTGATTTTTGATAGCGCTTAAGTGGCTATCGAAACTTGAGCCTTGGCTTCGGCTATTTTTGTCTCACGAGTATCTTCGACAAATTCTTGAGCAACGATCTCTTTAATAATATCCTGGATTTTTCTATTGATTTCGATCATTCGGATATTATGCTTCCCTGACTTCAGGTGTTCCTGTTGCCACTCGAGTTCCAAGGACCGTTTCGTAGTGTATAGGTCTTCGGTCATTGCTAACCTCCTCATAGGTTATCCATTTACCAGTCTTGCTAGTAAATCCATCTTTTTCGAACTTTACCTCATTTTTTCCTAGTTTGTCAAGGATTGATTTTTCAATATCTATAGCCGTATCCTCGCAATTAACATTAAAGTCAGCGTAATAGCCGTGATATCGAATCTGTACTCGGAAGTTTTTCATAGGTAATTTCTATCTTTATAGTCGAAATGGGGCGATTTTGAGACCGCCCCATTAATTTTTTAGTTATTAAGCACCTTCAACGCCAAATATTCCTCTAGGGTCGGATACGCCAAAAACGTATCTTTCTCTAGCTTTATATCTAACATTTCCAGTATCGAAATCGCCTTCCATTTTAGTAGTCAATGGAGCTCTGTCGAAATGCTTCATTCCATTAGGAACATCAGTGATAATGTACCAAGCATCAGTATCTGTTAGGTAATTATTCACTCTATAACCTTGAGGAATCATACCCATAGAAACGATTGCATTGATGTCATTGTCAGCTGTTCCAACTCTACCTTGAGATTTCATCAATCTCTCAGCAGTAAATTGAAGCGCAGAAGGAATAATCATTTTTACTCCTTTGGCTGCAACTTTTAAACCTCTTTCATCAGTTAACGCAGCAATGTCAATCAATGCTTGTTCTAATGAAGTTTCGTTTAAGTCTGCTTGAGTAGTTAGAGTGTTTTGAAACGTACCCGCTATTGTAGGATGCGATGTATTAAACAAAGAAACACCATCACCTGAATCATAACCATCAGTTGTTGGCAATCCTTGAATTAACGGATTAACAGCTTTAACTTGTTTAGTGTTAGCCATCGACCTTGCTAATGCTTTTGTGTAACGAGAAGCAAGTCTGTCATAAAGGTTATCTTCAATAGCTTCCTCAGTGATTGCAAATGCGAGAGCAATAGTCTCCATTGTATATCTTGCTGTGAAAGTTTCTTGCGCTTGGTCAAAAGCAACCCCAGAACCTTCTGGTTTAACTCTTGCTTGTGCGAAACCCGATAACATAACTTCTTCTTCAAAAG